GTCTTAGCGAGATATGGATTATCAAACAATTTAGCAGGAATAAATTTTCTTTGGAATAGTGGCTGGCCTTCTTTGGTATGTCCTTTCGGATATATTAAGGTATCACCACTTGCATCCGTAGCCCAAAATTGATGTCCTGCAGGGGCCGGATCAACAAAATATTTCTTTACCCATACATGTCCTGCACCACCGGGATTTGTCGTAGCTCTCATGTACACAGGTAATTCAGGTGCAGTAGACCTCAAACGAGAACGAAGATAATCCCACGCAAATCCTGTGGGCCATTGCGTAAGTTCGTCAAATCCTATCCAACAAAAGGACAACCCTTGATAGCGGAGTACGTCATCATCTCTATCTAGATATGACAGCCACAAACGTCCACCTGCAGGGGAGGTCCACTGCATCTTTCGTTCCGACCACTTTATGCCGGGAATAATCTTGGGGTATAGCTCCTGTGATTTCCAAACTAACTCCCTTAATTCTTCTGTGGTTCTACGCAAAAGTAGACCCGAAAATTGTGGGTGTGCCAAATAGCGCAGGGGGTCTGCCAACATGGCATAACTCTTTCCTCCTCCTGCCGCACCACCATATAATACTTCGCGTTCTGATGCCGCTAAAAAATCTGTCTGTGGTCCCTCATTAGGCTTAAACAGAACATTGTGTTTTTCTTCAAATGTTAATTCCCCAGTTTCCTCTATAATAGTTTCAGGCTCTGGCTTCGTCTCTTCCTTGTTTTTCTTTTTTCGCTCCTGTACGTTTGCTCTCAATTTCTTCAAGTTTTTCGAGGGCTTTTTGGTACTTTGTAAGCCATGTTTTATATGTAGCTGCTTTACTCTTCCGTTTCTTTTCGATTCGGATTCGCTTTCTGAGGCCAATATGGGAAATTTCTCGTCCTGTTCTGTCACTTAACCACCTTGAAACATCTCTATATGAGTACTCTTGTAAATACTCTTTTGCTAATTCAAGAGCTTCCAGTTCTTCAATAATAGGAACTAAAAGGTCTTGATCTTCTTCATGTAATTTATAACCAAAAGGAATTGTTCTACTTATTCTTGGTATCTCCAACCATTCACTGTCCTCTTTTAGCCCTACGGGATCAGGCATTTTAAAGTAGCCTACGTTTAACATTATTGTTTTTTTCTATTTCTTCGTGCAGGTACAACTCTTAAATTACTACGACTATTATTTCTTGGATTTCCATCTCTATGGTCAACGTGCATTCCATCTCCTTTTCTTACTTTTCCTCCTCGTTGCAAGCTTTTTCTATTTTTATTTCTTAATGCACGTTCAGTTTTCATACGAGGACTTTTATGGTATTTGGCATAATCTCCTTTTTTATATGCCATGAGCCGTATCCTTTGGCGGTAAAAGCATAATACCATTAGGTGTAGATACTTCCACCTTATCTGTTTTATGAATGCCAATACGATCTAGAAGTTCTTTGGCTGCATTTAATCTATGTTGATTTCCTAATTCAGATGGCCTCTCCAAAACATTTACCATAGCTCTAGCTGCCCGTGGAGCATTCATTGCCATGTATTCCTTGGTAAGTTCTAAAACCTCATCCTTGACAGAACGAAGAACTTCTGAAGCACCTGTAGTCTCACTATAACCAGCAAGACGTTTAGCTTTTGTATAATCGCCATCAGCTTCATCAAACAATACTTGAAGAAACGTCTGTTGTTTTGTTGTAAGTTCTCTCACTTGCGTAAGCTCCTATCACCAAACCACCAAGCTACTGCCGTTGTCGTTAAGAACATAATCTGATTTGATAATTCACGAACAATGGTGGGATCACTCTGCACACTGAAAAAGATATAACCAGAAAAGCCCAATAAACCAAAAGTAAGAACAGGACGTACAAATCTTAGTATAGAAGCTATAATGGGCGTAGCTATTCCATAGGAAGCATCATGAGCATATGAAGCTGTCTTAATATCTGAATCTGCCTGTACCTGTACAATAGCTTGCTCACTCTCAAGCTCATCTTTTCTTGCTGTAATTTGTAACTCCTGAAGCTGTAGCTCTTGATCAAACTCAAGTTTCATTTGTTTTAGTTCTTGTTTCTTTTCTAAAAATCGACCTACTGTTCCTATGGCACTACCAATAATACCTGTAGCACCACCAGTTAATACAGAAGCAATTATATCTAACATAGTATATCTCCCTTACCAGACCGCTGAAAATTTTCTATTATCTACATGTAAAAAACTATTGTAGTTTATTCCAAACCCTTTGAACCCCGCAAACTTTGCTGCTTCAATTAAGTCTTCTTTATTTAGTCCATGTAAAGAAATATCAAAAGCGGTAGAAGGAGTAGCTCTTGTAGCTCTATGTTGACTTCTAGGTGCGCCACCTACCTTTACATTATGTAATGGGCATCTTGCTGCACTATTGATAATTAGAGGTGCTTGCATTATATCCCGTGTCTTTTGTAGTTTATCTATAGCTTCCTTTTGAATAAATCTATTTCCACAACCACACTTACACATTAACTCTGTCCACAAAAAAGATACACTTGCGTATTTCATTCTTTGTCCACAGAGTTAATTTCACGCCTGTTAAGTTTATATCTCTGATAAAGCACTACAAGAGATAGTACACCTACGAGCGCAGCAATGATCATATTTAAATCACCGCCTATAATAAAATTCCAAATAGAAGTAAACAATCCTCCTCCTACACTTAAATCATCTATTGTCTCTGGTTTTAGGGTCATAGTACTAAATAACTGCGTCGTCTTTTAGACGATCCGTATCATACTTAAACATATCTAAAACAGGCTTAGATGTAGATTTCCTTAATTCGGCGGCTTGTATCATGTCTTGAGGTTCCACTCCAGTATTTTCACGTTGTCCAAACAGCATGGTTACATTTATTCTTTTGTTATCAAAACCGGGAAGAAAATTTACATCTGCCGTTTTATGAAACAAGTTGGAATCGAACATAACACACCGATTATATTTATAAGGTATATATACCGCATTAGAATTTTTTTCTTCTAAAAACTTTATTACTTCATTCTTATCGTCACCATTGTAACGAGTAAAGTCCCAGTCAGGAGGAGCACCCGTATCCCAAATCCACATACCTCCTGTCTTACCTACCTCTCTTTCTTCGTCATAGTCTTTATTAGCTTCAGTAGGTGTAATCCAAAAATTCACATTGACAGCAGCAAAGTCTGCATGTATATCAATGCCGGGACATTTGGACTCATACTTAAATGCCCACATCTGGGATAGATTTCTTTTATTTGTGTCATCAAATATCTTAGGTAAATACTTTACCATTTCATAAGACAGTGTAGATAATGTTTGAGGAGAAAAGCCATTCTCTCTGAATGCACCTAAGTATCCTCTGCCATATATAGTATTCCAAAAAGGAAACTCCAAGCAATACTTTTTAAGTTTTTGCAATGCTTCCAAATTCATGAAGTCGTCTATGACTACAATACTTGGTTTTGTCTTATAGTAATTCTCTTCTATTTCCTCAAAGGGTAATTTTAAATTAAGAGCACCCTCTGGATGGTCATGATGAGGAAGAATCAACCTGCCAGTATTTAATAGCCATAGAAGCTGCCCTATGTCATGTGCTTCTTTCATATGAAGCATATGTTCTTTAAAAGGCTGGTCGTTAGAATTATCTAAAGGACTATATTCTTTTTGTTTTTTATTTTTTGTCTTATTGTCTTTTGATCTTCGCTGTTTTCTATTCATAAGGACTACGCCTTTTTGCGAGTTCTCCTAGCGGGGGATTTCTTTTTAACTGGACCTACAGCAATCATTACACCAATACCTTTGCCTTTGCCCTTACCTTTTTTATCTGATATATATTTGCCGCCATGCATACGGGCAGCAGCACGGGCATTCTTTTCACCTTCTTTGGTATACGGAAATTCAACTATTGGCATGGTATCTGTAGCTCCTATTATTTTTTTACAGGCAAACTCTTTCCTCGTACCTTTAACCAATTGGCAAATGTGTTATTGCGAGGGACTCCAAGATTATCCTTCACAGCACCTTTATGCGTAGGAGGTACATCGGCCCAAGAAGGTAATCCATGTGTTCTTGCCCATTGTTCTAATTTTTTTTGATCTCTTGCTTTTTGTGTCTCAAATTTTTTTCTATCTGCTTCCAAATCTGCAGCTACGTTTACACCTCCCGCATCAAATTTAGGGTAAAACATACCGCCTGTGCGATAGTCTGTGTGTCCCGCTTTTTTCTTTTTAGCAGGCATACTACTTTCTCCCACTTTTATAAAACATACCGCCTGTGCGGTGATCTGTGTGTCCTGTTTTTTTCTTAGCAGCAATCTGGCTTCTTTTCTTCTTTTCTGCGTCATAGACACGTTCGGCAGCTTTTCCAGCAATAGTTGCAAAGCCTGCCGCTTGTATGGCTTTTGCAGTTCTGGCAGACATAGGAGGTAGGTTATATCGTTTCTGCAGTGATTCTTTACCCTCCTTGGAAGCATGTTTCTTGATACTCATATCTATTTTCTTGACTAGCCTACCTTGTTTAGTTGCAGTGTCCGCTGCTTTAGTTCCAAGTTTAATAAGTACATGTCGCAATGCTGCTCCTGTACGTGCACCTGCTGCAGCAGCAGCAAAAATTCCATACATTAATGGTCCTACTGGCCCAGCCATATCACTTCTTCATTATCTTCAGATTATTTACAGAGCCACCTGCAGTATAAGCATGTTTCTTGCCCTTGTAAGCACCACCATGCATCATCTGTGGGCGTTTTTGTATAGGACCACCTTTATTCCTACTAGTTACAGGAGGGGTTGTTGCGCGAGTTGCTGGAACGGATTTTTCTATATCTTGCATTATTTTTTTAACCGCTGCTTTTACCTGTGCGTCTGTAAGTCCTGCTACAGTATTAGCACCAACACGCCCTTTGTCCACAATAAAATCACGCATCTGTGAAATTGTCATACTCGTATCTTGTGTTGTTTCAGCCATCACCTACTCTCCTTTATCTGAAGTACTACAGTCACAAGAACAGTTTTCACAAGTGCACGAAGAATCCGCACAGTTACATTCCGGGTTAGTACAATTATCACAACCACATGCCATATTAATGTCTCCTTTTACTTAAATATTCTTGTATGTCTATGATCTTTTCTTCTGTTACCAGTTCTATGATCATATTGGTTATTTCTATTTCTTTTTTAATATACCGCATTCTACTTAGAAGTTGAGCAAGCTGTGCTTCATAGTACGTTAACTCACGTTCTTTGCGAAGCTTCTGCTCTAATATATCTGCCAGTATAATTATTCTGGACTCGCCATTTCCATTCTGCATACATACACATTATGCTTTTAGTCCATGACATCATGTAACCAATCAGATAATTTGCGAAGCCACGAATGTACCTTAGCTACAGGCCATATAATCCATTCAACTATCTTAACAGGTACAAGCATGACCCACTTCATAATCTTTTTCATCATATCATATTCTCCATAAAATTTATTTTCATATTCAAGAAGCCTGACATATAACATTCCTACCATATTCAATCCTTATTTTATTCTTGTAGATGTTCCGCTCTTACGAAGGTCTTTATGTCCATGTCGATAAGATGGCCCTACAAACATGCCCTTTGCACCTTTGCGCTTTTTAGATTTTGGTGTAGTTAATTCAGGACCAGTAACTTTTTTCATTCTAGCTTTCTTTTCAGCCTTTACTATACGATCTAAATACTCTTCGTCTGATGTATCTATGCCATCTTTTTTATATAAGTTTATAAGATAGTTTCTAAATTTTTCAGTTTTCTTACGATCCCCTTCAAAGACTTTACTACGATGAGAGGTATAAAAAGTTTTCATGTCCATGTATTTTCCAGTCTTCTTATTATAAAATTCTGCTGGAATAAGACCAACATCCCTATAAGCTTCTGTATCAATACGGTCTTTTGGTTTCGTTCTACTTGTTTTTTTCTTATCCGCCATCTTTACTTGTCCCCTTTACTTAGTTATTAATCCTTATTCCAGCCTTCTGCTTTCAGTGCATTGTAAACTTGTTCATAAGAAAAAATCTTGCCCGTTGCAGCCCGGATGGCCGCACGGACATAAACTACTTCATGATGTGGAAGGCGAATACGTTCTCCATAGTTCGCCATACTATGATACCATTTCTCCAAAGTCAAATCGTTATACCATTTTAAGGATTTTTTGTTCATTGTCAAGTAAAAAATTACACTAAATCATCTAAATACGGAGGTTTATAGTTCTCAGACTTCAAAACCTTGCCATCTTCACGATAAATAGGCTTGCCATCATCATCTAGTTTGGACATATTAGAGTGATGGACACGATTAAAGGCAGTATCAAAGTCCCAACCATAAGTATCTGCCATGCCAACGCATACAACTACAGTATCTACAAGTTCTTTAAGTACAGAAGCTGCATCTTTTGTATCTATAGCTTCTAAAGCCTCACTTACCTCTTCTTTTATAAGATTTTTACGCAATACAAGCAATTCAGCATCATCTATTGTGTTACCTTTGTATGTTCTGTTCTGTGGACAGTTGAATGCGTTATGGAAAATACTTAATTTTTCTGCTACAGATTGATATCGCATATATTTTACTCCTTATGCTACATATACTATGTTTAACTTTGCTTATGTTCTTTTAATATTGTCTATGTTTACATAGTCTATGTACATTATACTCAAAACAGTTACCCTTGTCAAGTAAAAAATGTAATATTTTATAAATTAAAAAATCATGGTATAGAAAACATGGTATTATGTCTCTCTATAACTAGGACCATTTCATATTTCTGTATCATTACTCAGACCTTTTCGCTATATGGATTACTGTGCTGACATACTCGACTTTATCAGTTGTAGATGTGGTTAACAACTCATTTTCCTGATCTGTTGTAACCCGTGTATACAATAACGTAACGGGGTGGGGTGGCCCACACATCCCCTGCATCGTCAAGAATGGCAGTTTTCCGCCACTTATCACAAAAAATGGCTGTTTTCTGCCGTTTTTCAGCATATTGTAGAATTGCGGCAAAATGCTAGGCAAATTGAAAGCCTTGGCAGTTATACTGGGCCATGTCTCAAGCCATTGGCCAACTGGTACGGTGTCAGTTTACCTACTGCCATACATCGATTGCAGACCATATCCCCCGGCAGTCTAGTGGCCAAGGTAGTGTATCCCGTACCACTGGCATGGTCGATGCCAACACTGCCGCTTGATATTTACGCACTGCGTAAAAATGGCCCATAAAAATAATTCACATTAAATGCATTTTTTTGTTGCATTACTCAAATCAGGCCTTATGATGATCATTACCGCATCAACCGATGTGGCAGCAAATCCTAGAAAGGGATTTAATTATGACTAAGATACTACAAAATACCACTGCAATGGTTGCGGCCCATTCCGCCATGTTAGAGGACAAGGCTACACTTGATGCTGCCAACCAAGCCGCTTCTGTTTCAGCTTATACTGCTATCATCTTTCACATTGCATTTTGCATTGATGAAGGCGCGGCAGATAACAAGGCTCAAGCCAAATTCGAAAAAGCCTTGAATGATGCTGGAATTGATACGCAGTCTAAATCGAAAGCCGGTGGACCATTGCCATGGTTTGAAC